CTGGGCCAGCGGCGGCGGTGGAATCTGCGTTGCATGCCGCCCTGGCGGAACGGGATGCCAATGCGCAGACCGCCAAGGCTATGTCCAGGCTGCACGACGATGCTGAGAAGGAGATAGAGGAGCTGCATGCCAGCCTCGCTGAGCTGGCCGAGCGGGGCAGGGGGGCGAGCCGCCTCGCCGCCCTAGAGCGTGTCGCCGCTGAGGCCAGGAAGCTGGCGACGGTGATACCGGCGACGAGTGGGCACCTGGATGGGTTGAATGAGGCGATCAGGGTGCTGGATGGTGGGACATGAACCAGACCGAGATCTTCCCTCCAGCCGAGATCGTCAAGGCATCGCTGGCCCTGACGCTCCCCTGGCCTCCGAGCGTCAATAGCTACTGGCAGCCATTCCCGGTCCCGGGTGGTCGCGTCGTCATGTCGCTGACCAAGCGTGCCCGCCTCTACCGCACCGACGTGCATGCCGCCATTCGCAAGATCATGGGACCGGCCAGGTCGACGGCATTCGAGGCGCCGGTTCGCATCGATATCGAACTGCGTGCCCCCGATCGCCGGTCGCGCGACATCGACAACCACCTGAAGGGCATCTTCGACGCGCTCACCCACGCCGGTATATGGCGGGATGACAGCCTCGTCGACGAGCTCACACTTCGCCGCGGCAAGGTCCTCAAGGACGGGGCCGCTATTGTCATCATCACTGAACTGTAGGAGATCTCCCGTGGCCAAGTACCGCAAGAAGCCCATCATCATCGAAGCACTCCAGGTCACAGCCGAGATGCTGAAGGACCCCGAGGGCAACTTCAAGCATCTCGACGTGCCGAAGGACACCATCATCTGGCACGATAGCTGGAGCTACGTCGCCGTGCGCAATGCCACCGGTCTGAACCACGCTGGCGTCGGCGATTGGATCATCACCGGCCTCGACGGCGAGATCTACGTGTGCCCGGGCGACAAGTTCGAGCGCACCTACGAGCCGGCCTGATCAACGTCCACGCGCAGGTGAAGTCCACCGTGCCAAAGACCAGCCACGAGGATCTCAAGAGCTGGTCGATGATCGAGGTCGCCTTCGTCGTCGACAGCGAGGAGGACCCGGACCAGGAGAAGATTCCCGGAGCGTAGTCGGGTCGTCCGATACCCCGAGGGTGAGCAGGGGTTCCCATCTACCAATTACCAGAGGCCGAGATGACCTTCGAAGTTCGCCACGGCGACTGACTTTCAATCCTCCCCACCATCGCGGCTGAGTCCGTTGACGCCATCATCACCGACCCGCCCTACGGCATTGATTTCCAGTCGAACCATCGGACGGAGAGCGATCTCCTGGCCAAGATCGCCAATGACATGGTCCCCTTCGTCGACTGGCTCCCGGAGTCCTACCGCATCGCCAAGCCGGCCGCCGCGCTGATCTGCTTCTGCCGCTGGGATGTCGCCGAGGTCTTCCGCCTGGCGATCGAGAAGGCCGGATGGACGGTCAAGAGCCAGGTCATCTGGGACAAGCTCATCCACGGCACAGGAGACCTGAAGGCCTCCTTCGGCCCGCGGCATGAAGACATCTGGTTCGCCATCAAGGGCCAGTTCGCGTTCCCCAACCGGCGCCCGGCATCGGTGCTCCCATTCGAGCGCGTCGATCCGAATCAGCTCGTCCATCCGAACCAGAAACCTGTGCCGCTGATGGAATACCTCTGCCGCGTCGTGTGCCCCAGGGGGGGGGTAGTCCTCGATCCGTTCACCGGCAGTGGGGCCACCGGCGCCGGCGCGGTTGTGGCCGGCTGCGACTTCGTCGGGTGCGAGCTCGACGAGCGCTATGCCGCCGTCGCCCGGCATCGCATTGCGGTCGCCGATCCCATCGGCCAGCAGCAGACCATCGGGCTATGAACGCCGCCGCCCAGGATGACCGCCGTGCCACGATCTCCCCCTTGACCATGCCATGGGTACACCGGCGCCCGATGTGGCCTGTGAGTGACGGGAATCGCCTCCTGGCAAGCAGCCTCTTGAATAAACGTTTACCGTATTTACAAGGTCACCATGAGCTACGCCAAACTCTTCAGCAACATCACCGAGTCCTCCCTCTGGTCGGGGTCGAAAGAGTCCCGCCTGCTCTTCGTGAGCATGCTCGCCCGAGCGGACGGGACCGGTTTCATTGAGGCTGCGTTGCCTGGGTTAGCACGGTTAGCTAACTTGACATTGGAGGAAACCAAGCAGGCGCTTGCTGAACTTATGGCGCCAGATCCATACTCCAAGACCAAGACACTGGAAGGTCGTAGAGTCGTGGAAGTAGATGGTGGATATACACTTGTGAATTACGAGGATTACAGAAATCGGCGCAGTGAAGATGAGCGCCGCGAGTATATGCGCAACTACATGGCCGAGCGAAGGAAGGGCAAGAAGACAACCACGTCAACAAAAGTTAGCCGGGTAAACCACGGTAAAGCTTTGTTAGCCCAAGGAGAAGGAGAAGGAGAAGGAGAAGGAGAAGGAGAAGGAGAAGCAGATCAGAAGTCCCCTGTGGGTCCTTCTGAGGCGGCGGCGGCGGCTACCCCTTTGATCGATGAAATGGATATCGGCAAGCCCACCCCCCCTCCGCTCAACCCGAGGCAGTCCCGACTCGGCGATCTCCAGGCCGTGATCCCTGAGCTCATCGTCTTCCGGGATGGCCGGGATCAGGCTGAGACCCTCCTGGCGCTCTACGGCTGGGACCTCAGCATCGAAGCCCTGACCGCCCTCCAGGGGGTCGTCCATCTCAAGGAACCGGGCAAGCAGCGGATCATGGTCGACGAGTGGGCCAGGTGGTACAAAGATCGGTACCGCCTCACCACCGAGGACTACCAGCGCGCCGGCATCACCCCACCACCAGGAACAACCAGTGCCCATTCCAATCAACACCAAGGCTGAGGTCTCCAAGTCGAGCGAGACCGTCGCCCTCGAGCAAGACTACGACCGCGGCTGGTACTGGATCCTCGACCAGCTCGACAAGGCCTTCGTCGACGACGTCAAGATGCTCGACCGCACGCTGTTCCGAGCCAAGGCGAAGGTATGGTCGAGGACCGCGAACCCCATGGCGGCATGCGGCAACCCCGAGGGGATCTCGGGCAAGGTCGACGCCATCGTGCTCGAGGACTGGCAACTCGCCAAGGTCCAGGAACACGTCATGCGCCAGTGCGGGCTCAGGGATCGACTCGCCGAGTCACTGGGTGTGCCGAGCGTGGGCGACTGGCGATCGGGCCTCAGCGGGCATCAGGTGCGCCGGAAAGTGCACTACGCCTGGACGATCATGGCGGCGATGAAGCTCTGCCGGCCACCGCCCATGGATCCGTACCGCAACCGTAGGGGCACCGAGGATCCTCAGCGCCAGGCGGATGCCGAGGTCAATGCCGCAGCTTGGACCGAGCCATGACCATCGCCCTCGATCGCCTCGTAGCTCTGTGCACGGCGGATTGGCGCCTCGATCTGCACCTGCTCAGCAGCATGCAGCGCAAGCGCCTGACCCATGCCATCCAGACTTCGATCTGGGTTGCACGACGACGCGAGAAGGCGTTGCAGGGATCAGTTCAGGGGCGACCACCGGCACCGATCGATGGCCTGAGCGCGTCGAAAATGAGGGACCGTGAGCGAAAACGAAAGTGGTACCACGACCACAAGTTGAAGGTCCTGGCCAAGCTGAAAGCCAAGAGGATGGAACGGGCGAAGAAATCGGCTAGCCTGAACTGCGCATGAAGAAAAAGCTCACCAAGGATCACGACGCGCTCGGTCGACCGTCCAAGTTCGACATCATCGAGTCACCCAAGGTGGCCAGGGAGATGATGGCCGCGGGCAAGTCATACATGGATCTGGCCGAAGCTCTTGGAATCGACCGCGGTACCGTCACCAGGTGGATCGACGAACATCCGACTTTTGCCGCAGCAATAGCCCAGGGCAAGAGCGACGCCATTGATCGTGTCGAGCGCGCGCTGATGAAACGTGCTGAGGGCTACGAGCACAAGGAGTCCCACTACCCGCCCGATGTCCACGCGATCAAGTTCTTCCTGAGCAACAAGCGCTCGCAGGACTGGCGCGAGAAGACGGCGGTCGAGCACTCGGGGCATCTGACGCTTGAAGAGCTGGTGAGTGAGTCGTTGCCCAAGCCGCCGGAAAAGAAGCCCGGTTGATTACATGAGGGTCCATGACAAGCTGGTGGGATGAATAACTACATCCGCACCTTCAGCGTCAACGTCGATCTCTTCTGGTCCAAGGTCAAGCGCGGCGGCGAAGATGAGTGCTGGCCATGGCTCGGGTTGAAGAGTGATCGCGGCTACGGAAAGTTCGCGAGCACTTCGCACTCATTGCGTGCCCATCGCATTGCTTTCGGAATCGCCCACGACCAGAATCCGCCAGCGGTCTGCCACTCCTGCGACAACCGAGCGTGCTGCAACCCGAAGCATCTCTGGGCCGGCACGAACGGGCTGAACAATACCGATCGCGCGCTCAAGGGTAGATCGGCGCACCCCACAGGCGAGAAGCACCCGATGGCCAAGCTGACGGATGAAATCGTGCTGGAGATCAGACGGATATACGCCGCTGGTGGAGTGACGCAGCGCGCCCTTGCGGTGAGGTTCGGTCTGTGTGGGGCAACCGTCAGTCAGGTCGTCAACGGGAAACGCTGGACACATCTGGAGATCATCAAATGAGCCAAGCATCCGACACCATCCGCCGCTGGCGCGAAGACCCCATCGCGTTCGTTCGAGAATGCCTCAAGGCCGAGCCGGATGGATGGCAGGCCGACATGCTGGCCGCGTTCCCAACGCATCGGCGCATCGGCGCACGGGCGTCAAAAGGTCCGGGCAAGACCGCCGTCCTGTCTTGGATGATCTGGAACTTCCTGGTGACCAGGCTTCATCCGAAGATCGCCTGCACATCGATCAGCGGCGACAACCTCTCGGATGGTCTGTGGACCGAGCTGGCCAAATGGCAGCACAACAGCCCGCTGCTCCTGTCGCAGTTCACCTGGAGCAAGACGCGCATCGTCTGCAAGCACCATGAAGAGACGTGGTGGTGCAGCGCGCGCAATTGGTCGAAGGGCGCCGACTCGACGCAGCAGGCCGACACCCTGGCCGGACTCCACGCCGACAACCTCATGTTCGTGATCGACGAGGTCGGCAGCATCCCCGAAAGCGTGATGGTCGCAGCTGAGGCCGGATTGGCGACCGGCAAGGACACCAAAATCGTGATGGCCGGAAACCCAACCATGACCAGCGGCCCGCTGTGGCGCGCATGCACAACGGATCGCGAACAGTGGCACATGACCGAGATCACGTCGGATCCCGATGATCCGAAGCGCTCGTCTCGCGTGGACGTGAAGTGGGCGAAGGAGCAGATCGAGCGATTCGGGAAAGAGAACCCATGGGTCCTGGTCAACGTGTTTGGCCGATTCCCGCCGTCGTCGATCAACGCCCTGCTCGGCCCCGATGACTGCACCAGATCGGTCAAGCGCCAGTGCCCGCCCAGCGCCTACACCCACGCCGCCAAGGTCCTGGGCATCGACGTGGCCCGCTTCGGCGACGACCGCACGGTGATCTTCCCGCGCCAGGGCCTGTTCGCGTCGGTACCGCTAATCCTACGCGCGGCCCGCACCGAGGTCATCGTCGCCAACGTGGCCAAGATCGCGATGTCGTGGATGCCCGACATGATCTTCGTCGATGGCTCGGGCGGCTACGGCGCCGGCGTCGAGGATGGTCTGCGCCAGGCCGGATTCGCCTGCGTCCCGGTCTATGGCTCAGGCCAGGCGACCGACCAGCGGTTCTACAACAAGCGCGCCGAGGTTCACTGGGAGATGGCCGAGTGGGTGAAGGACCGCGGCACGCTTCCGTTGCCGATCATCGATGAGCTGACCAAGGAGCTCACAGCGCCAACCTACACGCTCAAGAAGGACCAGATCATCGTCGAGCCCAAGGAGCACATCAAGGCGCGCCTGGGCTTCTCACCGGACATTGCCGACGCGCTGGCCAACACCTTCGCCAGCCCGGTCATGCCCAAGATGAACCATGCGGATCCGACGGCGAACCAGCACATGCATCACGCCAAGGACGAGTACAACCCGATGGAACGGTTCTTGGCCGAGCAGTAGAAACGAGGCAGCCCAGGTATTTCTCCTGGGCTGTTGGTCCCCCGGCTTACTCGGAGTCATCAGGTCCCGGCTCTGGCCGGTGCGTCCGCATTCCGTATCTACGTCTGCGACCCTCGTCCGCGATTCAGAGGCCGGTAGGCTATCCGAACAGTTCCCGGAATCCAGCGACCTTGCCCACCAAGGACTGGATGGTCTGTTCGATCTCGTTCATCTGACCGTCAAGCGGTCCACCACTGGGCGGCATCGGTGAGCCTTTCAACTCCTCTTTCGCCGGCCGCGGGTGTTCGAAGTGCGATCGAGCCGCGAGCAGACGATCGGCGAGATCGCCGTCGAGGCTGTTCAGCGCCTTGCCGAGTGCTTCCAAGCGCATGCGCGTCTGGTCCATCTGTGATGCCTGTCGGGCTTGCGCCGTCGAGGCCTGTTGGGCACGTGGATAATCCATGATGAGACTCCTTCGCCTCAGACTACCGGCGAAGTGTTCGAGTCCAGGACGGCGGATGGGAATTGTGCCAACGGCCTAGAACAACGAGACCTCGCAACATGGCGAGGTCTTCGTCTCGGAATCCACCAGGTGCGACGCCGGTGTCCCGAATGGGTCAGGGGAAGCGCAGGTAGGCGTTCAGCGTCGCACCGCTGATCACACTCACATTCAGCGCCAGGTACCGGTACTTCAGACGGCCGACGCGGTTGATGCTCTGGTTGAGCGCCATGGTCAGCGTGTTCTCGACCGTCAGGCCGGCGATCGTGTTGCCGGTCTTGATCTGCACCGTCGCCGTTCCACCCAGGCAGGCGATGAAGAGCTCGTAGGGGAAGGGGTAGTACTGATTCGACCCACCGGGCGCCGAAGCGCCAAGAGCGCCGATCGCCATGGATTCGAACATGATGCCAGCGGTCTGACCAAGACCTGTGCCGGTGACACCGTCGAGAAGGATCAGTCCGCGCAGTGCCATAGGTGTCTCCTGGCGGTAAGCTATGGCGTAGGTTGATATTTTCAACACATGCGTATAGATTCACCACATGCGAACCGAGAAGCTCCAGACCCTCGCACACCGCGAGACGCTGATTCTGGGCTGCGAAAGCTACGCCGATCTGTGGCCGGAACTGATGCCCCTGGCGCGCTCGCACTACGAGGAAGTGACCGGAACGCCCGAGATCGCGCTGAACTTGGCGACATCGACCTACGAGCAACTCCAGGCCGTCGGAGGGCTGCGTATGGTCACCATGCGCGCCGACACCGACGTGGCCACCGGCGAGTTGATCGGGTACTGCTCGGTCGTGCTCAGCCGCCACAGCCACACCGGGGCCAAGATCGCGCGCGTCGATGGGGTCTACGTGCGGCCCGAGTGGCGCAGCGGTACCGACGCCGGCCGGGCCCTGCTCAAGCACGCCATGAAGGTCTCGACTGAGGAGGGGGCGACGATGTTCTACGTCGGCTCTCGTCCTCGCTACGATCTCAGCCCGCTCCTGGAGTGGATGGGCTTCGGGATGGTCGAGGTCCAGTACGCGCGTCAGCTCCACCCTCGGACGGAGATCTGACGTGGCTGCCGCTGGAGCAGGCGAGGTCGCACTGGTCGCCCTGGCAGCCGCCTCGACGGCGTACTCCATGAGCCAGTCGAAGAAGAGCCCGAGCCAGCCAGCCCAGCCAGCGGCACCGGCCAGTGCGACCGGCG